TCAACACCAAACCATGTATTTTTGGCCTTCCAAGCCGAAGCTTTTGGGTCCACTACAGGCTGGTGCTCTTGTACCTGTTGTTGATGTTCTACCCCTTCCGAATCCGTTTGTAAAGAGGGCTTGCGATACTGCACCTCTTTCAGTTTGATTTTGGCATCAGTCAGGGCCTCTTGAGCATCGGCAATCTTGACCGGATCACCCTCCTCGTACGCCTGCGTCAAACGTTGTTTAGCGGAAGCGACTTCAGCGGTGACCGCCTTGGTCATCTCCTCGCTGAACACTTTCTCGCCGTCGCCAACCTTCTGACGCAGCTGCTTGATCTCAGCGTCACGCACTTGTGCCAGCCGGAACGCCTCTTCCGCTTCGCGTTTAGCGGCTTCCTTCTCGCGACGCTCGTCGTGCCAGACCTTCTTCATCTGGGAGAGGCGCTTTTTGACCTTCTCGGAATACTCTTCTAGGTCGTCCTCTTCCAGCTCCTTGACGATCTCCTTCGGCAGCGGCTCGCGGCCTTTATCTTCCGGAGGCGTGTCGTCAACAATCTCAATCTCAAGAGCCTCGACTTCTTTGCTCTCGTCCTTCTTATCTTCCACTTCGTCCGGGAACTTGAACGCGGGTTGGTTCATGCGCTACTCCTTATTTGCGACGGATTCCACGGGGGTCTTCGACCACCGCTTCCACCGTATCGTCGTTGATGATGCGGAACTCTTTGCCGTGGATGTCCAAGCGAGTGCCGGTGTTCGACCGGACAATCACAAAGTCACCTTCTTTGCACCACGGGCCAGCCGGGAACTTCGTCTTGTCCTGATAAGCCTCGGGGCCCAGCTTCACTACAAACAGTACGGTGGTCAGGATTTCCTCGTGCTGCATGGTGAGGTCGGCCTTGAGAATCCCACTGTCGTACTTCTGCTCGATGTCCGGAATAGCACACAGAATGTGATACCCCGACGGGTCAGGCAACTGCTTGGCTTTGCGGGCGGCTTCATCCTTCTCGGCCTCCCATTTCTGTTCAAGCGCCGTCATCGTCATCTTGTTTCCGCATCCTTTCTGCAAGGGCATTGATATGTTCATCTGCGAGATTCAGCCCTCGAATCACCCCGCAAATGTGTTTGTAATCTGCGTAGTCCTTGGCGCTACCCGCCAACAGGAACTCGATCTGCGCGTTGCGGTCCTCGGCGTTCTTGGCCAGCAACAGCGTGAGTCCATCCATTTATCAGTCCTCTTTCTTCGGTCTGTTCTGCTGCTTCTGCGCCTGCATACGGGTCTTCTGCAGGTCGGCACCAATCTTCACACCGGTTAGCAACTCTTCGCGTCGGCCTTTGTCGGCCTCGGCAGCTGCACGGATCATCTGGTCTTTTTCTTTCAGTTTGAGCTCGTCGGCCTTGGTCGCGGCGTCGATCTTCAACTTTGCCTCTTTGAGCCCAACTTCTTTCTCTTTGATCTCCAGCTCCTTCTGCTGCATCTGGATGAGTGGGTCTTGGGCCTGCTGTGCGGCTTGCTGCGCTGCCGCCTCCTGCTGGTCTTTCTGCAAGAGACGCGCCGCGGCCTGTGCGGTAAGTTGCGACAGGCGAACCTCCAACTCCTCCGGCAGCTTCTCTTCGGGGTGCGGGAGCTCGCTACCAAGCTGCTTCTCGATCTCGCGACGATATTGGAAGGCAACGTGCTCGGAGATGTGTGCTGCGGCTGCAGCCATAATGGCTTGCGCCATCGGGTTCTGACCCACCATCGCAGCGATCTTCGGGTCTTGGATAGCAGACATGTGTACGGCGATGTGCGCCTCGTGGTCCTGATACATGAACGCTTTGACCGGCTTGGCATTGATGATCGCCATGTTCTCAGTGACCGGATCGACCGGCTTCATGTCGTCGTCCGTCGGCACCAGCTTGGCCGCGTTCTTGACCCCCAGCACCTCGATCATCTGACGGTGCAACATCTTCTGGTCGTAAATCTGCGGAGCCTGCGCCGCGAACTGCATCACGGCTTGGTACTGCACGACTTTCTGGCTCATCGTCGCAGCGTTCGGGTCGGACACGGGGATTACATCGACCATGTCATAGTCGGATTGCTTGGCCTTGCGCTCGCCAACCTCCGGCTCGTAGTCGTAGTCCTCGGGGGTATTATCCCGGATGATGTCGCGCAGGAGCTTGAACTCCTGCTTCATGGCGTAATGAACACGGGCCTGTACCGCGCTCATCACTTTCAGCATCCGCTCCAGAATCGCCAGCGTCGTGCCCACCGGGGACTGTGCCGACATGTCTGACACTTTCATATCCGCGGTCGCCGCGAAACGCTGAGCGTCACCGACAATCTTGTCCATCAACACAACAAGAGTCTGGCTGGGCTCTTTATAGGGTAGCGGCAGCAGGTTGTCGCGGATCGTGCCGCTGGGCACATCAACGTCCCGGAACTCACCCGGAGAGACCGGGGTATCGTCGCCCTTGACACGCAGCCCGCGGGTCTTGAAGCCACCCGGCAGGTTCGCCAGCGAGCCCGCATCCACCAACTGACGCAGCAGTGACGTGGCAGCATGTGCATGACCGCCGATCAGGTGGATCAAACCGAAGCAGTAGAAGCCGAAGCCCGGGATGTAGCCGTAGTGTACGAAGTGCTGGCGGCGTTTCTTGGTGTCGTCTGCCGGGTCCCAGTTGCGGCGAATGGCGAGGACCGTGTTGGTGCCTTTATCGTACGTCATCACGTACGGCACAGCGACGCCGTTGTCATCGGTGAACTTGTCGGAGTAGCCCGCGTCCCGCAGGTCAAAGTCCAAGTGCATCTCAACAATCTGGAACCGATTGTCAGTGGTCGCGCTGAAGCCCTGCTCCTGCGCCTTCTGTTTCTCCACGTCGTCCAGCACCCGCACCGGATCGCCCAAGTCAACGTCGCGATAAAACCCAGCTACCTGCAGCTTCCGGAGGTCGTTCTTGGTCTTACGCATCTTGTGGGATACGCGCTCAGCACCCTCCAGCGTCGTAGCCCCGTACGGCACCACAATGTCTTCCGTCGGCACATACATCGACACCTGCCGGTTGAGGTTCGGGTCGAAGTACACCTTCTTGAATGAGTTACCCGCCAGCGACAATGCGAAGAGCGCCCGCTCGTGCTCGGGTCTGAACTCCTGCATCTTCTCAGTCAGCTGGTAGTTCATGTCCTCTTTCACACGAACAGCAGCTTCTTCTTTCTCTTTCGTGTCCTTACCGATGATCACGGTCTTGACGGGGCCCGCCGCGGGGAACGTCTCCATGATGGTCTCGGACTGGAACTTGACCGCGCTCTCCATCAGCATCGGGTGGAACACGCCGCAGGCACCGGCCCACGGCTCGGTGCGCTCCTCGATCTTGATCCCCAAGAGCTTCAGGCCCTTGATGTAGGTGTCCAGCCAGTCCTTGCGGCTCTGTGAGTCTTGGTCGAACAGCGAATTCAACTCGGAGGCTAGGCTCTGCAGCTGGCTCTCGTCCATCTCCTCCGCAATGTTGGCCTCAAACTTTGCTTCTTCCTCCGGAGTCAGCTCTTCTTCAGGCTCACCGATCTCCACTTCAATCTCAAGCTCAATTTCGGGCTCCGCAAGCACAGCCAACCCCGCGGGTGCCTCATACAATGCTTTGTCGATGGCCATTTAAACCCCTCTCAATAGTACCCCGCATACCTGCGGCGTTTGAAAAACTTCGGTTCATCAGGCTCGTCACTCGGCAACCGTATGAACCCACCTTGGCGAAACCGCATCAATGCCAGAGTGGTAGAGTCTACCAAGTCGTCGTTGGAACCGCTCGGAAAATCATTGCACTCCTCAATCAGCTCCCTAGCCCACCGCGTATCCGGTGCCCACACTATCCCGCTGCGGAACAGATCACTGACAGAGTTTACCCTCGATATCTTGTCCTGCCCCTTACCCGGCGTGAACTCCCCCAGCGGCAGTCCCATGCGCCGCATCTCCTGATACAGCGCAGCTCCGTTGGACTTCTTCTCAACGATGAACGCGTCCGGTTGCCACTGCTTGTATTCCGAGATGACCATGTCTTTCAGTTCAGGAAACTCCAGCCGTTCCTTGATACTGTTCAAGAGAATGATGTTATAGTTTTTGGTTTCTTCATTGAAGAACACGCCCCATGTCGTCAGGGCGTTAAAGTCAGCACGGTTGTTGGTTTCCTGCGCGGCGTCGAGCGCCATGATCATGAACTCGCAGGGGGGCGGGGACTCTCCTTCCCACACCTGCCACCACTCCCGCTTTATCAGCGCCCCCTCTTCCGAAGTGGGGTTCTGCATGTACTGCGCCTGCCAATAGCGCGGGTCCATGCCCGCCTTCTTGGCCAACATCTCCTCCAGCGTCCAGAAGTCGGGCCACAGCGGTTTATCGTCCAATATGGCCGGGAATTCCACGACTTCCCACTCGTCCGCGTCGTCGTTGCGAACCATGTGGTCGACGATCTTGCCCGTTAAGTCCAATTTACTCCAGCGGGTCATCACAACGATGATGGCACCACCCGGCATAAGCCGCTGAATCGGGCCTGACTGAAACCATTCCCACGCAGGCTCAAAAACGTCGGGGCGACCCTGTTTTGCCTCCTGTTCGGAGTGCGGATCGTCAATAATGAAGAGGTCAGCACCGCGGCCAGCGAGCGCGCCGCCCACACCGATCGCGAAATACTCACCGTTGAAGTTGGTACCCCACCGGGAGGCTGATTTTGAGTCTACCTGCAGCTCGATTTGCGGGAAAATGTCCTTGTAACGGTCGGAACCGACCAAATTCCGTACTCTACGACCGAAATTGACAGCAAGATCGGCGGTATGTGACGTCATTATCACCTTTTTATGGGGATATTTACCCAAAAACCACGCTGGAGCGAGGTAACTGATGAGTTCTGACTTGCCATGACGCGGCGCAATATTGACGATGACCCGTTTTTTCACGCCTTTCGCGATATCCTCGAAGATTTCTGCCAATCTCCGATGATGCGGGCCAATAATGTAGCCGGGGTAGACGTGTTTCACGAAGTCCAGAAAGGATTCTTTCCCCACGGAGCGCATCATGTCTTCGTGGTACTTCTTCAACAGCTCCGCGGTACGCCGTTTCTGCGCTTCCGGCATGGTCGGCAGCGCTTTTTTCAGCTTGGAGATCGCTTCCGGTGTCAGCGCATTGACGGCCATCAAGCAGCTTCCGTCTCTGATGGCCCTTCGTTAGACGGTACGGGGTGATATTCGACGTCTTCGATCATATTGAGTGTGTTGAGCAGTTCCTTCTCCACTTCCTCGATCGGCACCACCTTCATCGTCACTTCGCTGCGTTTCTTGAACGCGTCTACGCCATCGATCTCGCCCAGTTTAGTGAGGGCAGAGATGCGGGACTTGGAATCTTTTGCATGTTCTGCCTCGAAGACGAGCTTATTCACCACGTAGAGCTTTAAATCAGATAGCTCATTCACTATCTGGTGGTTCATCTGGGTGACCATGCCCGCCAGATACGCAATCGTCTCGTTGGGGTAGGTCGCAAAATCGGGCCGCAGCTCGGGGTCTTCGATCATCTGGCGCGCGAGGGCTGTCGCCTGCTCTGCCTCGTCGCCTGTCGGGGCGATCGCTCTGCCTGTCAGGTCAGAAATCAACTTGATTGTGCGCGCCCGCATCTGCAGTTCTTCTTGCGGGGATAACTCCGGCAACGCCTCCAATGCCGAGGCAGGGAGAGGGATATCCTCGTCCAGAGGGGGAATTATTTGACAGTCATCCATGCAGTGGTATACCCACAGTTTTTTGCAATATATCACAAATATAGAAAGGAGGTAGGAGTCCCATAAGGGGGGTATTTGTAAAGTAAGGGGGTGGGGGTCGGAGATGGGGAAAATTTGACGGCGATTTGTGCGTGGCTTGGTGTAGTGAGGCGCGCCGGGACTCCAAACTGTAGCGGGTTGGTCGGGGGGCGGTGGGGTCGCGCAACTTGACAAATGGGAGGGTGATGCGTAGAATTCAAAACGTCGACGGAGCAATGCGAGCCGCTTAGTGCAGCGCAGTTACCTGAGACATGAGGAGCAAACGATGTTCACAGACTTTGAGCAAGACCCGTTCATCGACGAAGAGATAGCGGAAGAGTTTATGCCGCAGTTCATAGCCGAGCCAGCACCCGGCCCTCTCGACCTCGCGGACGAGGCGGACTGGGAAGACCGTGTGGAGTTTGTCTCGCTGGAAGCGGCGGGATTGGAAGAGTCAGCCAGCCACGCGGATGGCGATAGCGGCGTAATCGCCTACGTAGAATGGGTCAACGAGGGCGAGGACGCCCGCGACTGGCTCGACCAATAACCAACAGGGGGCTTCGGCCCCCATCTTTGGAGGTAAGGATTGTGAGAGTGCAAGAGCTTCTGAAAGCGCCGCGGTTGATGAACAATCTCGGCACCCGATGCGCCGCAGGATATCTGCGGAACCGTGGCTGGTCGTTGGAAACGGCACTGTATGTGCTGCTCCGCACCACGCCGCGCTAATCAACAGGGGGCTTCGGCCCCCATCTTTGGAGGTATGTATGCACTACGAAATACAGTATGACACGCAGGACCGCGAAGCCGCGGAAGAGAAAGCCATCGCTGACTGCAAGCAGTGGCTGGGTAAGAAGCAGTTCAACAAGGTCGTCCAGCTACTCAAGGGCGACAAGGGCCAGAGCCCAAGGCAACTCGTGCTGTTCGGGTTGTCGATGCAGGGAATTCAGGGCTTCCCTGCTGAAGTGATGGCTGACCGTTACTGGGCAGCGCAACGCGAGCTGTTCTAACCAACAGGGGGCTTCGGCCCCCTTTCTTTTTGTCCTAAGTTATTGTTTTGATACCAGTTATTGTTGCCGCGCGCGTCGTGTGTGCGGGGCCGATGGGCGCGCCTAGTTAGCGGTTTGCCTTGACACAAAATGTTATATAGCCTAGAATTCAAAACGTCGACAAGGCAATGCGAGCCGGACGTGCAGCGCGCCGCGTCGACAATGAGGAGCTTAAATCATGGCCGACAAAGCCAAAGCTGTTGAAGTGGCAGTAGAGAACATCCAGTCCCTGAAGGATTTGGGATTCCGTCACGCGATGCACCGTGATCTGGATGATGCGTTCCGCACTAAGTTTTATGCGATGGTCGGAACGAACGACAAGGACAAGGTTAGCGAAGCAGATCGTGACCAAGTTTTTGCCGGATACATGATGCGATTCAACGAATTGCATCCTGTGGTCAAGTATCAACGCGAAGGGGAAGATACCTTCGTGCCGGTGACGGGTAACGTCAAAGGCAAAGAAATTATCGAGATTGGTATTGCCTATGCGATGTCATTCTCGACGCATGAATTCGGTCGGCTGAAACCGAATCTGAAAGCCATTGTGGGTAAATGGCGGACGGATTTCTCGGTTTACCGTTCCGGTAAATGGGCTGATCTGTTCAAGGTCAAGACCGCGCGCGAACGCGGTGCCACGCTGGAATTCACCGCGCGACTGAAAAAACTGGCGGAAAACAGCCAAAAGCAGAACAAAGTAGCGCTGGGCCGCGGTGATCCTACCGCGGTAGGCGTCGAGAAATTGAAGGCCGCGTGGGCAGCGTTTTTTGATGCCCTGAAGTAAACCTAGCAATATCGAGCCCGACCAGAAATGGTCGGGCTCTTTACGGGAGACTGCACCAATGAAGTCTATTCGGTTTCCTGATCTAGCCATAAGATCAGGCGGACGCCAATCCTAGCCCGAAAGCGAAAGTCCACGTATGACCGTGGATAGATGATGATAGATGCGCGACCGTCCGCGCATTAACAACCGAACCCACTAGCCCGACCAGAAATGGTCGGGCTTTTTTTTGGCCTCGCGGCCCATGAAACCAGTTACCTGTGTGTGCGCGCGTTGTGTGTGTGGGCGCGTACGCTTTGTCAATTAGATGTTACACGACGTCAACAGATGGCGTGACAAAAAACCACTCGGCGCTATTTAGTGGTTTGTTCCAACACGAAACGCTAAGTAAGACTTTGTCCCACGGCAACCCATTGATATATATGGGGAAATCTAGTTTTGTTCCAGAAAACGGGGGTTTTTTCTTGTTCCAATTTACATTAGATACAAACTGGACCTATTAAGTTATTGATTATAAACAACAAAAAGTCAGAATATGTCCATTTGTTCCACTGTTCCAGCTTTTTTGGGGTATGTGTCCGTAAAACGGCACAACTTTTTAGGCAAGAAAAAGAGCGTTTTCGCAAGCGCGTATAAGTAAAGTAAAAATGACTTTTTTACCGGCATATATACCCATTTTTTTCTGGAACAACGGAACAAACCTTACATACTTTACTTATATTATTATTATTATTTTCTTTAAATAAATAAATAAAAACAATAAGTTACACCCACTTTTCCCCAACCTCTATAAGTAAAGTAATTTGAATCTTTTGTAAAGTTAAAAATTGGAACAAGCCGGAACAAGCGGAACACGTTATAAATCAACCACTTGCAGACCCCCCAAAACGCCCTAACTTTACACTATTTACCTTTTTTACATATTAACTTGACATATCACCCATTTTCCTATACAATAGAACTGTAGCTCGAAGAAGGTTTTAGATG